CGCCAGGGGTTTGTATCTCTACAAGGCCAACGGTGCCCGTGCGCTGGGTAAGGCTTCCGGTGAAAAGGGTCGCTCCGCTAAACGTCTTTGCACCGGCAATGGTTTCGTTGTTGCCATTACCAACAGCGTTGATCGAAGTACGAATACCGGCCGCATCAGATGCAGCAAGCATCGCCCGCGCGGCAGCACTGATCGTGTATGCAACCCACGTCGTACCGTTCCAGTACAACGCCTGATTGTTTGCGACAGACACGCCCGACATGTCGGCAGCTTTCTGCAGTGCTGCGAAGTTGTCGTTGATTTTTCCGAATGCGGTGAACGCGTCGTCGCCGAAACTACCGTCCGGGTACGGGGTGGTGCGATCAATTACCAGAAGCTGTGCCATGTTAGTTTCCTTTTACCAAGTGCCTGCGCGGAAGCAAAGGTTGCCGTTGTTGTGATACGCCCGAATGTTGCCGTTGCTGTATTCGAAACGCTGCCCGCTACTGTTGGGCGGCACGATAGCGAATCGATCAGCCTGAATCGCAAAGTCTACCCGGTTGCCATTGTTACCGATCTTCATACCACCGATCAAACCGTTCGCCTCGACCGCCAGGAAATACTGAGCGTTGATGCTTGTGACCACGCCGTTTACCGTCTGCACGTCCGCACTAAGCTGCTGCACAACGCTAGCTTCGGCCTTACCTGCCACCTGTGCCGAAACGTTGGTGATAGCGGTAGAGTTGGCCGAAACTTTACCGTCCAGATCGCTAACCGTTGCCTGCAGTGCAGTCACCGCAGATGCGTCCGCCTTACCGGCAAGACTGACGTTGATCTGATCGATAGATTGCCCCAGCGCGGTGATACCGAACTCGGTTTCTTCGACACGGCTTGTCAGCAGCTGCACGGCGCTGGCATCAGCCTTACCGGCAACGGTAGCGGTCAGCGACAGCAACGCCTGTGCTTGCGCAGACACATCGTCAGAAATGACTTCGATCTGATCAGTCACGCCCGATTTGAAGTCACCAAACTCAGCATTCAGCGTGGTCATCTGCGAAGCCAAGGCCCGATCACCGTCAGCAATAACACTGTAGATAGTGCGCGCACCGGCACGAATCGTCTTGTCGCCAGCACGCCAGTCAGTGTCACCCGCACGCCGTGGGCTGATTTGTGCGTCCAGCTTCAGGACAGATTGCGAAACTGCGGTCAGACCCTCTTCGGTTTCCTCTACACGCGTCGTCAGCTGATTGACCACGCTGGCGTCGGCCTTACCGTCGAGTTCAGAGTTCAACGTGGTGATCTGTTCCGCCAGGGCCGTGTCACCATCGATACGGGCCTGCGTCTCGGTAGTTACCGACGATTCGATGTTCCCCGCACGCACTTGCAGTGAACTGATTTCGGTTGCCAGAATTTCGTCGCCGTTGATGCGTGCGTTGCGCTCATTGAACACCAGACCCTGCTGCAGCGCGGCCACATCCGTACCGGTGTAGTCACCACGCATCTGCACAGCCAGCGTGTTTCGCTGGAACGCTTCGGCCTGATCGCCAGCAATACGTGCCTGCGTTTCTTCCTGCACCATCGCAACGGATGCACCCGGGGTCGGACGGCCGACTGCGATGTAATCGAACAGGAAGTAAGCTGTGCCGCTGACAGCCGCACCGAGTTGGATGCTGATTGAATTCAGCGTACCACCCGACCACGGGATGTCATCAAGATCGACAACGCCGATCCCATTCGCATCCCAAGTCGGCTCCGTCGCTGTGGCGTCACCCGTACTGTTGTTGGCAAGTTTCCAGCTGATCTTGCCCAGCCATACAGGATTGCCGACACGCTTCACGCGCATCTTGACGTAGCGGTACGAAGTGCTATCAACACCCAACCCAACCGGGGAGTTCGCAACAGCACCGCCAGGATTCAGGAAACCCCCAGACGCAGTGCCGTTCCACCCTTCAGCGTTTTCATCGAAATACCAAATCTTCTTACTGTCGAACTGCTGACCGGTGCCAGCACTGATTTGACTGATTTGATACGCCAGCGATTCGTATGCCGACTGACGGGTATCCGCTTCGTTGTTGATCGCGGCTTCGCGTTCCAGCTTTTCATTCAGCAGTGCGCTGGCGTTTGCCGCGATGTCGTCTTCCAGTCTGCCGACTTCCTGCTGGCGTGCAGCAGTTTCGGCCGCAATCTTCTGGTCGGCTTCCGTGGCGTTCTGCTGCACCTGTTCGACCACTTCGTTGATCGCATCAACGCGGTTTTGGGTTTCAGCGAAGATTCGACTGAAGGCTTCGTTGACACCCTCTTCAACCTGTTCGATGACTTCACCCAGATTGAAATTCAGCGTCTTCTGCACCACAACCATTTCGGACGCGAGAATACCCGCCGTGTTGATCGCACGCAGCGCGAAGGTGTATTGGCCCTTCGGTGGTTGACTGGTTTCAAACGCATCGGTGTAGAAGCCACCACCGTGATCACCAGCGGCCAGCGGAGTCATGTTGTCCCACACGGCCGGTGCGAAACCTGGCGCGAACCGGATTTCGACGCCTGCGAAGTCTGGTGACTGGATGGTGTCGGCGTACCAACCCCAGTTGAAATTACGCAGACCGCCTGCGACTTCCAGAATGGTGAACAGGTCTGGGTTGACCGGCGGCAGATCGGCACCAGCGACATCGAACAGCATCGCCGCAGCAATACCCGGGATACCGTTGTCACCAATCGGGAGAACCTTGACGATGTATCGGCCAACGTCATCCACGCGCCAGCTTGCCGTCAGGGTATTGGTGTCGGCCACGGTGATCGGCGGATCACCCTCTTTACCGAAGGTAACGATGCAGTTGGTGGAATAGCCCGTCACACGCCACGTCGCGCTGATCATCGAGAACACAGTGTCACCCTGCACGATGCGTTCTTCGCGAACGCGCAGGTTGGTCACTTGCGGCTGAGTGCGCAGCAGCGATTCGTTCTTCGGTGGGATGTACTCGCCGGTTTCGACGTAGTGCCAGAATTCGTCGCTTTCCGGTACGACGCTGATCGACGCGCCGCTCAGGTCGTCGCCAGGCTGGATGCCTGTGACGCGGCAACGAAGGCCCGGGGTCTGCTTGAAATCGTAGAGATACAAGGTGTCCCACACCGGGTTCGACTCAGTGTCGCCGGGGAACGGAACGCCATTGGGCCACACGCCAACCAGCGTAACGGTATCGGTGTTCCCACTGAAAGTGCGAATCTGGAATACGCGGTATCCGGTTTCACCCGGAATGCGCAGGCCGACGTATGCGTTACCGCTAGCCGGTGCCGGTACAGGTTCATCGAAACGCAGCACCACCGCACCGGACACGCGGGTCGCTTCCAGCAGACGACCACCGTAGCCCCACTGCGTCAGATCGTGCTGCAGCTGGATGATCGACATCTGACCATACGCAAGATGCTCAATATCCTGCGAGAACACGATGTCTTTGAACTGGTAGATGTTCTGCGCCATGTGATAGCGCGCCATGATCGCGGCGTGCGCTTCCGTGCCGATACCTTCACCGGTCAGACGCGCAGGGTTTTCCATGACGGTGACGCCCGGCGCCGGTACACGCAGCGTCTTCGGTTCCCACGTCACGCGGTCCACGTAGGTGTACTCGATACCGTCCGCAGCCTGAGCCAGCGAATAGTCGATCTGGAATTCACCCTTTTTGATGTTGCCCATGTTCACTACGCCTTCGTGGCCCTGCCCCTTGGCGGCCCACAACGCAGTGATACGACCTGGCGACCACGAATAGCGCCCCATCCCAGCCAGCATGATCATCGACAGAATTTCGTCGTGCGTGCGGCTGTCGGTCATCCAGTAGTCGAACGTGTAGTTGTTCAACGTACAGTGCACCATGAACGACTTGTACGACTCGATGTCGATCTGGTTGTCACTCAGACCCAAACCAGCAATTAGCGCACCTTCGCTGTCACGGAAACCGCGAAGGTACTGCAGTGCTTGCGCGCCAGGGTTCGACAGCCCGTTGCTACGATCCGTCGCAGTGTTCCATTGCACGCCATCCCAGACCGGCATCGGGTTTGCGTACATGATGGCGCGAATTTCATCCGGCGTACCCGACAACTGGCCGGTCGCCTTCAGCTGCACGCCGATGCGCGCCAATCCACGGTAATTGGCTTCGTCCGCCTGTACCGATACCAGCGATGCCCAGTTGAATTCTGCAGTGGCACCCTTGCCGTCCGTGTTACGCCCAAGACGACGCAACCGAACGTCGTACTGTCCGCGCGGGACATCCCAGCCGTAGGTGCGTCGATTCTCACTCTGCTTGTCACTGACCAGCGACGGCTGCTGCGGAGCAAACACCCAGTTGCCGCTGCCAGCGGTGGCGTACTGAATTTCGATGCGTTCCTGATTGTTCTTCTTCTTACCCTTGCTGGTAAGGTCGAACAGCAGGAACGAAATATCGACTTGGATACGGATGGTATCCATAGACGTGGTGCGGGTCACATACGCGCCCGGCGTCCCGGGTTCGGCTTCCAGTGCACCACCGGACGTGGTGTCAACGTTGGTGAAAAGCGGAATGGTCTGGTCTGCCATACCGGCAAAACCGCTCGACCATGTACGTTGACCTTCGTAGTTGGTGATCGGGGAATCGCCGATGTAAAGCTGGTCGTATCGGTTTACGTTGATGCCTGGCGACAGCACCATGTTCAGGTACTGGTCGTTGTCCTGATACATCGTGTACGGGATGGTGATCACGTCCGGGGTGACGCGCACACTGCCGAGCAGCAGGCCAGCCGGTTCGTACTGGCGAACCTGATTGCGCGTGCTACCGATGCTGTATACCGAATCGCGCTCAATGCTCGGCGGCTTCGGCGGCTTCGGCCCAAGCACCTTATTGATGATCATCGCGCCAACAACTTGGATCGCACCAATGACCGCCATCGACGCGGTTGCGCTCAGGCCCGCCGCAGCCATACCTGCAGCAAAGCCAGCAGCGATACCCGTACCTGCTGCCGCACCAGATGCAGCAGCCGCAACCGCCGCAGCTGCACCCATCGTAAAGATGGACAGCACCACAAGCGCCACGATCAGCAATGCACTTTTCTGCACGCCGAAACGAACTTCAATGCTGTGATTCTGTTTCGGGAAAACGTGCGCCCAGAGTTCACGCTTCACCACCTTGCCGCCGACAGTAACCACCATCGGCTGACCGTCCATATTCTCGATGTGGCGGTGCAGGAATGCTTCCAGACTTTCGCCCGGCGTCAGGTCAAGCACAACCTGCGTTTCATGGTCGATCAGGATCGGGTGCCGATTGATCTTCAGCACGGGATCGTTGTTGATCAGAACACCCATTTGTAATACCCCTCAATGCGCAGACCCAGACGTGAAAGTTTGCGGATCGGATGCAGCACGCTGCCGCCCGCCTTTTTGGCGTTGTGAAAGATGCTCGGCTCCCCGTCCACCACGACGTACACACCGCCGTGGGTGGGGATTGTATCGCCCGCGTCGAACATCAGCACGAAGTCACCATCTGACGGGGCGTCGGTCTTTACGCCGTAAGGCTTTGACAGGTCGGCCAGTTCCTCTTCGCAGTGTCCACCGCGCGGCCGTTCGGTCGGCAGTCGCACCGGCCAACCGAAGAACTCACGAACGAAATGCACTGCGAAATCTGCGCAGTCGAAATCGTCACTGTAGGGCATCCCACCGAACTTCCTGATTTCATGTTCGTGGATCATGCGAAGGCACCCGGGGTCAGATGGGGGTACATGCGCAGTTTCACCGCCTGCTGCCGCATGATGTGATCCGCGCCGCAATCGGCCGTGGCAAGCACGCCACTGACCGACACGTTCGTTACCGGCAACCAGATGTCATAGGACACCTGCAGGGGGCTGATCTTGTTGCACAGACCGACGTAGGCCATCACCACTTCGCCAGGTTGCACCCGTTCCAGATAGTCGGTGATACCACGACCCACGTTGTCGATCACAAGTTGCGCCCTGGCGGCAGACCCTTGCACGTCATCGGGGAGTTTGAAACCGAACGGAAGGCCAATGTATTCAACGCCGTCCAGCGTCCAGTTGCGCGTGTCGTTGCAGACACAAAGCGGCTCAGGGAACGAAGCTGCTTCCAGCCGCATGACGGCCAACATGCCAACGTTGTCGCTTACACGCTGGCGGTATTCCAGAAAGGTGGTCATCGCAGGTACTCCACGGTCACAGTGCGTTGCGTCAGACCGAAGCCGCCCGTGATGGGCGACAACGATCCGATCTTCGCGTCCTTGAAACGCGCACTGACAGTCTGCCGAGTGCGCGGGTTGCGGAAGTTGAAGAAGCCGATGCGGCGCAGATCATTGAAATACCAATCTTCAAATTCCTGCGCCGCATCTTCGGTTTCAAACTGCACGGTGAACGTAAGTTCCTGCATGACGTGAGTGTTCATCAGTGCCTGCTTCGGCATACCGCGTTCCATTTCGGTACGGCGGATAGACGGCTGCAGTTCTTCACCGTAGCCCGGCAAGATGATCTTCGCGGTTGCAGGCCAGTTCGACATTGTTAAACAGTCTCCTGAAGTTTGTATCGGGCTTTGATCGCGGTATTGAGCGGGCCAACACCGGCAGCAACGTTACCGGCCATCTTGGATTCAATCTGGCCGATCAGCACGTCAATGCTGACACCGCCACCTTCGTCCTGCCGCTGTTCAACCTTGGTGCCTTCCGGTGCCCCGTAGACGTTGACGGTGATGTCATTTCCACCGGCTGCGCCGCTCGCCTGTACGCCCAGCTTACCATCAGCGCCCCGGGACAACGGCATGATGGCTTCCGGGCCAGCTTCCGCGAAGATACCAGCACCCTTTGCGAACGCGAACGTCTTGGGGGTGTTGTACACGCCGTTGGAATACGCTGACAGCGAATCGCTGCTGTATACGTTGCCCTTGGCGTTTGCGGTCCAACCCGGGTTGTTACCAAAGTTCGCCATCGTCCCTTGCGATGCGCCAGCACTTGGGCCACCCCACATGGACATGATCCACGTCAGCATCTTTTGCGTACCCAGACGAATCAGCTGCTTGATGATCGCGTTGGTAAGGTCGGTGAAAGTTGCCTTACCGTTGATCGCCATGTCTTCAAGCATGGATTCGATACCACCGGTCACGTTGGTGAAAAACTCCTGCGTGTGACCAGCGATGTTCATCATTTCATCGTTGTAGTTCTGGAATGCACGTTGATAACCCGTCATCCAACTACCACGCGCAGCATCCATTTGCTGATAGCCGCTGTTGACCATCGCAACTTGTCGATCGGTCGAAGCGCGCAGCAACGCTTCCTGTTCCGCGTACTCGTTCGCGTTCTGCGGGTTGCGCTTCGCCAGGGTAGCCAGCTGGAACAGCTTGTCAGCTTGATCGGTGTACAGCTTGGTGATCTGCGCAATACGCTGACCTTCGCGATCACCCAAACCCAACGCCTGCACCTGAGCATCGATCTGACGGCGCTGTGCATCTTCGCTGGCACGCAACGCGTTGGCGTAATCTTCCATCGCCTGCGTGCGCTTCTTCGTGGCTTCCTCTTCCTGATCGCCCAGCACCTGAGTGTCGGCCGCCGCCTTCGCACGTACCTTCGCCAGATCGGCTTCCAGTTCACCAATCTTCTGTCGGTTGGCGATGGTGGATTTCGCCGCACGCAGATACGCCAACTGGCCCGCAATAGACTTTTCGTTCGACGCCAGTTCTTCGGCGACGAATTGTTTCATCTTGGTGTAGTAGTCGGTCGCGCTGATCTTGCCAGCGTTGAATGCAGCCTGCGTGGTGCGGGTGTTGGCCTGAATGGTTGCGTTGGTGGTTTCGGCCTGATCCTTGAAAGCCTGCAGGGCCGCACGCTGCGCATCGTTCTGACCGCGTGCGGTGCTACCCTTCGGGTCGGCATACTTCTTTTCGATGGCGGCAACGGCAGCAGCACGACGCGATTCCAGTTCTTCAGCCAGTTTCACCTGACCGGCGAACCGTGCGTCAGCAATACCCTTGTCGATGCGGGCGTTCTCTTGCTTGATAGCAACCGCACGCTGCTGCGCCTTAGACGCCTGACTGGTGATCAGACGGTCGGTTTCAATTGCTGCAGCATTGGCATTGCGACGGGCCAGCGCCTTGTCAGCTTCCAGCTGTTCCGCGCCCATCTGCTGGTTAAGTTCCTTTACACGGTCATAGCCCTTCAGGATGCGATCTTCCAGTTGCTTCTGCTGCGCATCACTCAGGACGAAACCAGATTGCGGATCACGCGAACGCTGAAGCGCACTCATGTCCCGCTGGTTTGCCATCATCTGCTTTTGCAGCTGCAGGGCGGCCGTGGTGTTTCGGCCGACACCCATCATTGCATCCCACGCTTCCGATGCACCGATCTTCAGGTACTTCCAAGCCTTTTCCAGCAGGCCCAGATTCTGTTCAACGCCGCGCGCCGCTTCGATGGTGGCTTCAGCGTAGGTACGCGTTGCGAGTGCGGCAGCTTCAGACGCATTACCCTGTTCCGTGAGTGCCTTGATCTGCTGATAGGTCGCGTAGGTCAGGAAGTTCTGCCCTTCGTTCAGTTCGTAGATCGCCTTCAGCGGGTCTTTTGCCAGCTTGACGTATTCGGCAACGGTGTCGTCAATTGCCTTGCCGGTTGCACGATACATGTCGTCGGCAGCAGTCGCGATCAGCTGGAAATTCTCGCGGGCAATCTTGCCGGTGCCAGCCACCGCAGCAATGGCACGCGATGCCGAAGCCTGCGTGGATTGCCCAGTATCATCGATAGCCGCCGCCATCATCTGCAACGAATTGACGGTGACACCCGCGTTGTTGCCGGTCAGCGCCAGGGCTTTGGCGAACTGATTGGTTTCCTGCGAACCCTTGTACGCGGCGATGCTCAGTGCAGTAACTGCCGCCGCACTGACGGTCCACACGTTGATCAACTTCAGGAACTCGCCAGCGATAGCGGCAGCAGCCGGACGGATACCGCCAAACATGTCCTTCAGCTGACCACCCTGCTGCAGCAGAACCGTCAGCGGCGCCTGACCACCCTGCAGCGACACGAAAATATCGGTCATCTGCGCCGGGACACCACGCATCGCGAATTCCAGCTGCTTCTGCGACAAGCCGTATTCATTGATCTGGCGCTTCGACTTGTCCAGCTGGTAGCCGTAACGCTCGGTGGCCTGTTCCTTGGCCTTCAGCGATGCGATCAGCGGCGCAGCCTGTTGCTGCAGTCCAAGTTCGGCCGCACGCATTTCCATCAGTTCGATGCGTGTCTTACCGTATTCCTTTTCCTGACGGCCCAGATCACGCAGGAACTCGCCACGCTGGGTGATACGACGTTCTGCATCCTCCTGCATTTCCAGCGCCGAAGTCAGCGCATGGGTCGCGTCCGCACGCCGCCATGCTGCTTGCGATGCAGCAACATCACGTTCCTGCTGGGCAGCATTGCGCACCGCTTCTTCTGCGGCGTCCTGGCGCATCAGTGCGATGGTCAGTGCTTCGGTCGCTTCCGCGCGCCGCCATTTCGCTTGGGCCGAACGTTCTTCTTCGGCGTAACGATCAGCGTTCTTCAGGGCATCTTCAGCGGCATCCTGACGATACAGCGCCAAGGTCAGGGCTTCCGTCGCGTCAGCACGTCGCTGTGCAGCCTGTGCGGCCCTCTGCTGGTCTTCGAAGTCGGGGGCAGTACCCTGCTGGCGGGTACGCTCCATGTCCCACGTCATAGCCTCAGTCTGGAGCGCGGCCAGCTTTGCAGTTTCAGCGGCAGTCTCCGCCAGACCACGACGATAATTGTTGATCGCCGTGGTGGCCGCTTCGATGATCGTCGGATCGACGCCCATACCTGCAGCTTTCAGCAGCTTGATTTCTTCCCGACTCTTGCCAAGGTTCTGCACCCAGTCAAGCAAAGACCGTGCCGCCTGACGCGCGCGGCTGTTCTGCTTGTCGAACGCGGCTTCTGCTTCTTCGCCGAATCCAGACGCAGCATTCTTCGCTCGCTTGATGGCAAGTTCGTACTGAGCCAGATCGATAACGATGTCTACTCGCGCAGTACCGATACTGTCATTTGCCATTGTCCTGTACCTCGAAAAAGGCCCGCACTAGGCGGGCCGGGTTAGTTCGATTTTCGCTGCCGCCTCGATGATACGAATGTCGTCCATCAGTTCAGCCTGTCTATCCATCGGAATCTCTCGCCGTTGCATATCTGCGTACAGTACGTTGTAGTCCAACCCCAAGAGTTGATTTGCAGATGCACGCCACTGCGTTTGGTTCCGAACGTATAGCTCAATGCTTTCCCAACTTTCTTCCCATACTTCGACTTCCGGTTCCGGGTAGTCGTCAATGGTTTTCGCACCACCAAACTTCGCCAGGAATTTCTGGGTAGGCGGTGACCAGTGATGCGCGGTCACCGCCTCTTTCAGTTTTTTACGCGTTCGACCTGGCGCGCGGTGAAGAAGCCCGACAGCAGGGCCATGATCAGCATCGGCCGATCAGCTTCAGCCTCCACCAGACCTTCGACGCTCAGATCGTACTCGGATTCCCAGCTGTCCAGCAGACCGGCCACGACGGCGGCGTTCTGGTGTTCCTTGCTGTCCGGGTACGTGCTGGTCGCCGACGCAACCAGTGCGTCGTACTCGGGCTGTTTCAGGTTGCGGTATACGCAGCCCAAGGTGAACGACTCGCCCTGCGATGTGAGCTTCAGGCGCGCTTCGATGGTCGTCGGGGTCTTCTTCTTCAGCATGGCTTAGGCCGCCTTGTAACGGATCGGATCGGAGTTGATCGAGAACGAAGCGGTAACGGTGCTGTTCTCATTGAGGGTCTTGGTCGGGATCGAGTTGAACGACACCGTGCCGACGTAGTAGATCACGTCGCCCTTCGGAGTGGTCTCACGCAGCACCACCGGTTCACCGCGACGATCCATTTCCTTCAGCGCGTTGAACCACGGCAGATCGCTGTCTTCGTCCATCACGATGTTGTAGCCCATCGCCGACTTGTACGTGGGCTTTCGACGCTGGCGATTGGTCTGGTCTTCGACGTACTGCCATTCGAAGTAGTTCTGGTCACCGCCTTCGGTGGTCACGTCGCGAACCTGCGACAGCGAAACGAACGATTCGGTCGCGCGGAAAGCGCCGCCACCTTCACCGACCGGGAACAGGCCCAGATTGGTGGTGTCGTAGTTTTCCAGTTCGAAGGTGTTGGCGGTAGCGGTGCCAGCACGCACCGGCACTTCCTGCAGACCGGGCCAGTTGGAGTTGACGACCACGATTGCGCCTTCGGCGGGCGGGTTCGCGGTGGTAGCGACGGGCGGGGCCGCATTGGTAATCGCGCTGATCGCCACGCTCAGTGCGGCGAGTGGCGCGACCGCAAAGCGGGTGCCGTTGACGAAATGGGACGACATTTGGAAATACCTCGCTGCAGTTGGTGGGTGTTACGGGTGGTTAGGGTACATCGGGTTTATACCAGACGCCAAATTGCCAAAGGCAGGCGTACAACTTCAGGGTCGGGTGGGAGAACCCACGCCAGTTGCCTTGCGGCTCACACGCGGGGAATTCCGCAGCAGCCATAGCCGCCTCGATCTTCCCCGCGAGTTTTTCCCGGTCTTCGCTGCGTTTGCAAAAGCCGGTGATCTGCACCCGGGCGTGCTTGTGGTCAGGCAGCTGGTTGTCGAGATACCAACCGGCCCGGCCGCCAGGGCGAGACAACAGGATGTAGTCGCCGGGTGGCACAACGTCCGGGGTCTGATCCCACCACACGTTGGTGACCAGCGGCAGCAGAATGTTGCGCAGGGTTTCTTCGAACGTCATCGCCTAATCTCCGCAAGCAGTTTCGGTAGTTCTTCGCGCCCGCGTGCGATGGCCGCCGTGGCGATACGTTGGATGTTGCTGTCGAGCGCCGGGGCGAGGAATGGTTGCGCCTTTACCTGCAGGGCGCCACCCGGACGCTTGACACCCTTGACGGTCCAGAAGCCCACACCGCTCGCGCCGATCACCATGTCCGTCATTTCGAAACCGAATTCAACGAACACGCCCCAGAACGCTTCGCGCGAGTTCCACGAAACGCTGTAGACAACCTGCGTGTCGGTGCTGCTGTCGCTGCGAGCCAGATAAATTGCATCGCGGAGTGCGCCCGGTGTGGTGCTGCCCGTCTTCCACTCAGCGTTGTAGCCCATGACGAATGGGTCGGCTTCAGGCGCACGCTCCTTCGCGTCATCACGAACGATCACGCCAGCTTCGACGGCCATGCGGCTGGCAAGCGAAACCTTCAGGTCATCCAACCCGTCGAATGCTTTCAGCCATTCGCTGACATCAACCGGCATTGGCTCCAACCTCGCAGATCAGATCGGTGAACTCGCGGCCAGCTTCGTCAGGCTGCACGCGCAAGATGTCGTAGGGAACACCGCGATGGACGACGCGCATCGCTTCGTCAATGTCAGTGCGATAGCGGACGCGGAAACTGACACGCCGCGCGGTGGACATGATGCCGTCATTCTGCGCGGCTTGGCGGATGGTTGCCATCCCGCTTTCGGTTCGAATCTTCGACCAGAGACGATGCAGGACGATCCATTCGTCCAACGGCTGACCGCTACCGTCAACGGCGCCGGAGCGCCGCTGTACTTCGATCTTCCGGTTGTACTCGCCAGCGTTCTCGCTCACAACAGTTCCCCCATGTACCGACGCTTTTCGTAAATCCATTCGGCGTTCAGTGGAACCTGCACGGCCGCAGCACCCTGCCCGGCCACCACGTTCGCCCGGTTCTGGTAGTAATGCGCGGTGGTCATCAGGATCGCCCCTTTGATCATCGCGTCGATCACGATACCGTTGCGAATCTGGGACCACAGGAATTGCTGGCCCCGGTAGGTGGTTTCAGCGACCGCACGCGCTTCCAGTCGGTCGCACATGTCACTGATTTCGTCAGCAGCCGCCAGGGCGTCATCGCGCGCCTGGCGGGCTGCGGCCATCGTAGCGGGCAACGCCGCGATGGCAGTGGCAAGGTCATCGGCCGACTTGAACACCGCACGGTTCAACGAAACCTGCGCATCTTTTTCCGCAGCTTCGGCGTACAACGAAATCAGATCGTCATCTTCGCCATCAGCACGGCAATGGGTGCGCGCTTCGTCCAGTGTGATGAATTCAAGGGCCATGATCAGTTACCGGCGCTTGTTGCTGTTGGCGGCGCCCTTGGCCCCGGCCGATTCGGTGGTCACGACCGGCTTTTCGCCTTCCGGGGTTTCACCTTCGTCTTCCCCGGTCTTCGCGGCAGCTTCGGCCTTGATCGACAGGTTGTCGTGCGTGGCCTTCTTGTCGGTTTCGGAGACGTAGCCGATCTGCACCAGCTGGGCGGCTTCCAGTTCATCCACAGCGGTGACGATGGCACCCTGCGGAAGCGGCTTCTTGAAACCTGCGATCAGGATGGAAGTGTTCAGTACGATGCGCATGGTGATTTTCCTTGGTTGGATGGAATAACGGCACCCTACAGTGAGGGTGCCGTTATGGTTACTCTACCACGTTGCTACCGGGTGCCTTAGCCGCCGCTCGGGGGCGGGGCCAGCAGGCCCAGCGCGGTGGAGAACTTGCCCTTTTCGAAGGTCCAACCACGCTTGACGCCCAGCGCGATCATTTCTTCCGCACGCATGGTCGCCAGGTTGTCTTCGAAGTCGGTGTCGTTCTCGGTGCTGATCAGCACTTCCACGCCCAGCTGACGGTACACGGTGGCGCCGAACTTGAAACCACCGGCGAGGAAGTCATCCTGCGCCATCGCCGGGGTGGCGACAACCGGCTGCTTCCACATCGACGGCGGGGTCAGGCCCGACTGCGGCTGCGCGAACATGTAGCCACCGTTCTCGTCCTTGGTCAGTTCCAGCAGCGCCCAGTCAACCGGGTTCAGCACGAAACCGTCCACGAAGCCACCACGCTGCTGGATGTTCAGCATGACCAGACGCAGCACGTCGGCACGGTTGGCGAAACGGATTTCACCAGCTTCGATGCCAGCCGGCAGTGCGAACGCGGTGGCCTGCGGCATGATGCCGTGCAGGTTCTGGGCGGTGCCGTTGCCGTACAGGTACTGGGTTTCCTTGACCAGACCCAGACCGTAGCGCAGTTCGCTGTCCACTTCGCCGATCAGGCGCGGGGCATTCATGGTGGCCTGGCGGGTCAGCTTCGCCAGATGCGCGACGGTGCGCACGGCGGCGGTTGCGCTTTCCCACTTGTAGTTGCTGTACGGCTTCTTCGTACCTTCGGCGACCATCGCCGCGTTGTTCTCGCGCAGGGTCTGCTTGGCGTAGTCGATGGACGACGTGTCCACGTTGATCACCGGCAGCAGGTCTTCGATGGTCAGTTCGGTACGCGGCATACGCACCAGATCGCCGTCGTGGTACGACGGCCGCATCAGGCCGGAACCGGCAGTGCCACCGGCAGCGACGGTATCAATCTGCTTGATCTGGCAGCGCATGGAAGTCTTCTGGCCGCTCTTGCCAGCGAAAGACTTGAAGGCGTCGGTATCGACAACCTGCTGGCCCCACGACTTGATGCCCTTGTGCACTTCCTGCGTGGCGGCGACGGCCTTCTGTTCCAGTTCGGTGTACGACAGCTTCAGGCTGTTCACCGACTCAGCCATCTTGTCGAAGTCTTCGCGCAGCTTTTCGCCGAACTGTTCGCCCTTTTCCATTCGGCCCTTCATGTCCTTGCCGATTTCATCCAGATCGGCCGACTTCTGCTTGATCTGGGTCAGCGCGTCCTTCATTGCACGCGCCAGGGTTTCCGGATCGTCGCCGTCGCAGCGGGCGGCAAGCAGCGGGTTGCTCAGGGACAGGGTGAACAGGGACGGCACGAAGACGCGCAGCGCCTGCACCACGGTCATGGTTGCGCCCATCTGGGCCGGGAGTTCCCAACCGCCGAACGCGGCAGTCAGGGCGGTGCTGACGATCAGCGCCAGCAGGGTGAAGTTGCGAACGTTCATGGGTTTCCTTCGTGGTTACAGGGAGAAACTGCGGATGGATTCGATCAGGTCGGGCGGTACTACGGTTTTCTTCTGCGCAGGCTCCCCCTGCGATGCTGCCTTGATTGCGTGGATCATCTTGCCAGCCTCTCGCTGCGACAACCCGAACATATTCTGCAACGCTTCTTCACAGTCGCGCAAGGTGGTCAGCTGGTCCCACGATTTCACCGTCTGGATACGGGCGCTGTCACCGGCCGGGAACGTGACCGGGGAAATCTCCCACAGATCCACTTCGTGAAGCTCACGCACCAGCTTTTCGTTGTCATCCTTGAACATCACGGTTTCATAGCCGATGGACAGGCCCGACAGTGCACCCTGTTCCATCAGGGCGTGGCCTTCGACGCCAACCTGCGTTTTCATGTTGATTTCGCCTTCGACATACAGGCCGTTGTCGTCTTCCTTCAGCTGGGAGTACACGCCCATCGGCTGACGGCTGCTGTGCTGCCACAGCATCGGCACCTTACGCTTCAGTTCCTTGAAACGCGCCAGGCTGTTTTTGAACGCACCTTTGATCACGATGTCGCGGTATGAATCGACTTCGCCGAACACCGAGCCGTAGCCGGTGAACTTGCCCTTGCTGTCGATGTCCTTCAGTTCGAAGGGACGATCCAGAGTTTTCATTGCCATGTGGTTGCCCTCGCTGGTTTCGGGATAGGTTACTGGTTGCCGGTCTTCTTGTCTTCGCCCTCTTGACTGGGCTGCGCCATGTTCATCTGCACAAGGTACTTATCGCCTTCCGGGCCGATACCCATGCGGTCTTCCATGTCACGCACTTCGTTCCGCGACAACCAGCCATTTTGCAGCGCCGATGCGTAGAACATGTAGCGCGATTTGGTATCAACGCGCAGCAGTCCTTCGGCCGAGTAGCGCGGGAAGAACTTGGAACGTTCGTCAGCAGTAAACAGCTGCTTCAGGAAACGTTCCTCGCGGCGGATCATCGTCGGCGCCAGCGAATACATCAGGAAGTGCATATTGAGCGCTTCCACGCTCGACGCCCACGATGACGCCTTGTCGGTATGACCGATCAACGGCGGCGGCACGTTGAACAGGCGACAGATTTCCTCGATACCGAAGTAACGCGACTGCAGCACTTCAGCGTCGGCCATGCTGATGCGGAAGTTACCGCCGTTGATCGGCTTGAACCCTGGCGGCAGCGGAAGCCACTTGTTCATGTTGCGCGGGTCGTTGTATGCGGCCATGCGGTTCATAAACTGGTTGAACTTGGGTTCGTCCAGCGCGGGCGTACCCTTATCGAGTTCGAAGAAACCACCGATCTTCAACTGATTCTTGAACGTGCGCATCGCCGTGTCGTTGGCGGTGACCTGTGCACCCAGAATCTGGCGGCCGATGCTCAGGCGAGACAGTCCGGTGTAACCGTCCAGACTGAAACCCTTCTGATGCAGAATGGTTTCCGCGTCGTACTCTTCGCCGTTGATGTCATAGGTGACCTTGCCGGTGTCGGAAATGACCATCGTGACACCGACGTTCATCGGGATCGGCGTCAGGTCAATGACCTTTTTCTGACGGTTGCGCTTGATGATGCTGTACGCATTGCCCAGCAAATCCATCTTCGCGATGTCGCTGCTGGTGTACTCGGTTTTAGTCTGGTAGAAGTTCGGCGAGTCATGCAGGATGTAGTACAGATCATGGTCTACAGCAATTTTCTTCTTCCGATCACGGATATGCAGCGGCATCGTCGAAATGGCTTCAGCACGCACCGTGACACAGGCGTTGACGGCCGACAGCTGCATTGCCATGCCCACCCCCACGTCGGGGTACAGGTCGCCGCCTACGGACAGCAGACTGTCGAACGCAGCGGGCGGGAAGCCCGGGGCTCCCACCGTCTTCCATCCGCCGCGAATCTCTTCGACCAGTGCGCCACCGAAGTTGCCAAACAGGCGAGTAATTTGTTTCTTGTTCATCCCAGCATCACCATGTAATCGAAGGAAGGATCGACGTAAAGCGCGGGCGGATTTGTTGCCATCAGTTCCACGCAGTTCAAGAACGCCATCAGGGGATCGATCTTGGCCTTGCCGCTGATCTGCTTGGTAATGACCACCGCGTTCCCCTTCTGTTCGCACTTCGCGTTACCCACGCACCAGCTAGTCAAAGCCCGATGGGCGTGAATGATAACGCCTTCTGCCAGTTTGCGTTCAGCGGTCAGGATCGACCCGGCCAGCCGGTATCCGGTGTTGCACTTGAACACCTGATCTTCGCGGATTCCTTCGTCTTCCAGTTCGGTCAACAGGCCACCCAGTGCATTCGGGTCGAAGCCCACTCCGTACAGCAGCCCGGTGTCCTGAATCTCCTTCACTACGGCCGTGATCTTCAGGGTGTCTTCGCCGTAGGTGTCCACGAAGGTCAGATCGCCAGCCTTTTCGAAGTCGCCCAGCCGATCCGCGATGTCTTTGCGCAAATTCAGAACCGAGCGATGCACGTAGGCATGTTCCCACGACATCCACTGTTTCGTGACACGGTGTCGGCCCATCACCGCCAGGCCATACAGGTCGTCCAGACCACCGCCGTCCACGCCAGCCACGATAACTTCTGACCACGCCTTGATGTGTTCCAGCGACGCCGGAATTCGCTCCACATCCAGCCACACACGCGCGCCCGGCCAAGCGTCGTCACGCAGGTTCAAGCCGACTTCGATATTCAGGTGCTTCGCCAGCTTATCCTGCAGGTCTTTCTGGGAAGTCTGTTCGGCCTGGCGCAGCGTGCGCACCAGCGTTTCTTCGTCCACCGAGTACCCCAAGTTGGGGTTGGTGATGTAGAAGTTCTCGGGTTTCAGGAACAACTTGGTGTCTTTCTGCAGGTACGCTTCGGGGAATTCGTAGATGATCGGATAGAACTGCGGGTCTTCGATTTCACCGTCACGCACCTTGCGCGCGTATTCCAGCTTTTCTTTGAACACGCCTGCAGGCGGTTCCGACGACTGGGTGGTCAGGTAGATGATGAAACCTTCTGGGCGAGACATCAGGCCGCCCGTCGCTTCGGTGAAGATGTGCGATGCGTTCGCGATCTTGCCGAATTCGTGGAGTTCGTCAATCAACACGCCTACGGCTTTCTTGCCCGACACGGTTGCGCTGTCTGCAGCCACCACCTTGATCGTGGCGTTCGTCGCCAGGTGGGTGATGGTGCGGATGTGCGTCTGTACCTTCAGGATTTCCGACAGTTCCGGGTCTGCGTTGATCGCGGCGGCCATCGGCTTGAAGCTGTTATCGGCCACTTCCTTGGTGGGCGACAGGATGATGAACTCTGCTTCGTCGCGCCAGTTCTGCAGCAGCGCCGTCAGCATGATCCCGGCAGCAATGGTCGATTTGGAGTTCTTCTTACTGATCAGCAGGAAGAACTCTTTGATCAAGCGGCGACCGCGAAGTGGGTTTCCCTCTTCGTCGCAGTAGCAACCGAACACCGCGCCGACGAACTCACGCACCCACGGCGGTGACACTTCGCCGAAGGTTGGGTACGTCGGGTTGCCGTATTCGTCGTAGCCGGTCGAACCCAGATCGACCATCGCCAGGTTGTCGAAGTACCCTTCCAACGCCTCTTGTGCTTGGTCGGACCACAGCGGTGCGCACGGGGTCAGCGTCTCGCGTGCGACGATACGCCGCCGCCAGTCCTTGCAACTGGTATCCCACTGCGGACGGTGAAACACCTTGCTGACCGCTTGCTGCAGTCCAGATGCAGAACGGCCGGTGCGCTTGGCACCGGCCCTTTTGGTAATCGCTTTCTGTTTTTTCAGAACCATGTCAGTTCACGGTGTGGTGGGGTGGGCGACCGGGGCCGCGCTTGGTCTTGAACTTGCCGTCTTTTGCCCCTTCCTTGGCACCCTGCAGCTGCTTTTCCTTCTTCCCCACGTCGCCGATCTTGCCGTGTCGGTAGGGCAGGGCGAGCTTGGCCGCCTCGACTCGCACGCTATCCGGCGCGCCCTTGTTGTTCATCAGGTCTTCGAACAGGTCGAGCGGGGTGTCATACCGGGCCTTCAGGTACGACTTTCGTGGCTCGTCGGCGGCGTTTTCTGCAGCCGGGGTGTCACTTTTGCCGTTTCGCTTGAACTTCGCGATCATTTTCTTGATGTCCGCGCGCGATTCAAGGCGACTGGCGGTCACTGCGGCACCTGCAGCCGCATATCCGGCCCCGATGGCCGCTTCCCGGGGTGGGACGCCAAAGGCCCGGGCCTGCGCATACGCTTCGTACTTTTCGCTGCTTTTCGACATCAGTTTCACCTTATTGGCTAATCTCGCCAGGGTATATTTTCTGCAAATGGGGGAACGGCCGGTCTACGGGCAGAGCTTACCACGAACTTTCACCCCGCCCACCCCCGGTGGTCTTCCACTCCCTGGCGAGCGTTGGTATCACCACCAATCACGATCAGCACGCAGCGCTGAATTCTCTTGCTGTTGCTTCCAACTATCGTGGCAAGGCTTGCACAGTGATTGCCAGTTCGATTGATCCCAGAACAACACCTGATCACCACGATGCGGCACGATGTGATCAACGACAGTAGCTGCCACATTCAGCGGTAGGCAGTTAACACAGAACGGATGTTCTTTCAGGTACGCAAGGCGCGCTTGCCGCCAGCGGTGATCGTAGCCACGTTCATTGGCGTTCTTTCGGCCCGGTTCTTTGAATCCCTGGCGCTTAGGCGTCTGAAATTTATTTGGTATTTTTTGCAGTTTCATGTTGACTTCAGTGAAACCCCTAGTAGAATAGAACCCATACCAACCACCACCGCCCATCGAGGCCAACACCATGCAAGCTATCATCACCAAGTATTACGGGCCGACCAACACCAAAGGCGCACGTATCGTCGCCAAGTGTAGCGCAGGCAGTATCAGCCACGGCTATCACAGCTTTGACGGCAATGTACGTCACGAACAGGATAGGCATCACCTTGTGGCCTGCATGTTGGCTGGTCGGATGGGCTGGAATACTGAGGCTTACGGCAAGATCGTATCCGGGCAGTTGCCCAATGGCGACTATGCACATGTGTTCACTGAGGGGAAGCCGTGATGACACGCACAGAACGTTCCCAGTTCCGGGCCTACTGCAAAGCTGAGGCCGAACGTTTCGAAGCAGCCAACCCACGTTTCGCCAAAATGATGCGCGAACGCGAAGCCAAACAGGCACGCGCCGCACGCCGGGTCAGGATCGGTATCTACATCATCTCGGCAATCGTGATCATCAACACCGTGCAATTTTTCTTCAAATTTTAGTTGCATTCGGTGAAACCCCTGCTAGAATAGACCCATACCAACCAGCCACCGCCAACGAGGCCAACGCAATGAAGATCGCACAAATCCATCGCTCAGGCGCAAAGGTCGCCATAAGCCTGCCCAACGGTGAAACCGTCTATCTGACTGCCGGTGACGCCACTCGCATTTCCAACGCACTGCGCGCCGCCGCTGTTGACGTTGAAAAGCGTAGTTTCATCAACTCCGAATTCAGCACCGTTGAAATTCCACTGAACAAGTAACCGACCGGGGACGCCCCAACATGCGGTTATTAAAGTTCGGGGGCCGCGCATCCTACACGCGGACACACAACCAATCGCCAACGCCATATAGGGCCACCGCAATGAAAACTTTCGCTGAATTCCTCGCTACCCGCGAACACCATGCAAACAACATCGCCACCGCTTACGGTCAGCCGTGGGATGAACTGGGATGCGATAAGCCCGACTCGGGCGGTTACATGTACTGGGACCGCGACGAAGATCAAAACTATGTGATTCTTCAGCGCGAAGGCGAAGACGGCATCGAATACCATTTCGATTTTGAAAACAGCGACGAACTGCACTACACCCTAGAAGCGGCGGAAGCATCGCTGTATGCCAATGTCTACCACGATGCGCCCGAGTCGCGGCAGTTGTGGGAAATCCGTAGCACCTTCGGCGAATACGACGACGTTCTGCCCATCGTGCCGGGATTCGTTGATGACAGCTACAGCAACGACGCTTGCCCGAAACTGACGCTTCAGATTGGCGACTACATCTGCGACCTGTACTGCGACTATCGCAACTACGAATCCCGCGAAATGCCGGGCGGCCCTCAGTTCGCGCTGACTGTCGGCGACGAAGACCTGTACGAACGCGTGCACAAAGAATCGTTTGATGCGATCCCGGCAGGGCTGGCGCACAAGGTGCTGACCCTGATCATGGCCGATTGGTGCCAGCGTCAGGGGCTGAAGCACGAAGACGCAGAAGAAATGATTCTTCGCGACGACCTGACCACCGCACAGCGCACTTTCATCAGCGACCTTATCAACGCTTGGGAGTCGGCCGATGTCTAACACCCACGTCCGAAACTTCGAAGAAGCGTTGGTTTTCGCCCGCGAGTGCGACATTGATACGACACGGTTGGAGGAAGACGCCGCCGTGATCGTGGGTGAATTCCTGATCGCCAATGCACTGGCTGTCCAGAACTACGACAAAGGTAGCGGCGAAGGTAGCGCCGCGTTCCGACTCGGGTTGCTGTTGACCGGGATGGAAAACGACTTTGGCGCGTTCGTGAGTCTGAGCGCGCACGCATACCGGGTCGGAAAGGAATACGCATGTTGATACCCGCCCACGCATTGCCGCTGGCGCTTTCGCTGCTGGCTGAAATGAACGCTGTAGCGAACCCCACTGAAGACCAGCGCCGGTTTATCGGAACGCTGCGCAAGGCCGCTGGCATCGCCAGTAACAACGCCATCCACAAGTCGAAAAAGGAAGCCACCAAATGAAGCTGTTCGGAATCTGTCACGCCCAGTCTGCCCGCAAGCATCGCCGCGCCGGTCATCAGGTACAGGAAAACGGAGACGGCCGGTTCAAGTGGCGGTTGCACCCCCGCACCGTCATTCGGATGGTGAACAGCGGCCAGCTGTCACCCAGCGTTGCGCGCAGGCTGTACCCCGACCAAAAATTGGTTGCTGCCCGGCATTCGCTGAGTGGGGTGAACCCCACCGCCATCATCGTTGATGAAACCCACGACGTGCTGAAGCTGTCCGGGCGCATGGTCGAAGTACCGGCCGGGGTGATCGTCGGCGAAATCCACACACCGCATCGCATCGAGATTCCTACCGAGCAAGGGATGGTCTGTATCAGTGTTGGGGACAGGTACTGGCCGAAGCGACGTAACCAGCACAGCAAGCCCTACCGGGTGTTGGGATTCATGGCTGGCACGTCGGATGTGATGTTCTGCCGCTGGGCTGAAGGCGAGCCAGTGAAGACCGATTCCATGCCGGTACAGCAGTTCCTGAGCGTCATCGGTAAGCAAATCCTGTAGCAGAATGAAAAACGGCCCCGGAATCCTGTAGCGGAATCCGGGGCCGAATCGTGTAGCGGAATGAAATTGTGTAGGGGAATCCTGTAGCGGAATCAGAACCAGCTGCCGCATTTCCTGGCGGTGTCCCCGTCGAACCACGCGCCGATGCACTCCACTTGGATCGCGCATCGGTCGAAGGCCGACTGCCTAGCGAGGCTGTTTCTCGCCAAGTCTTTCACGGTTGTCGATGGCACGATCTGCGGCATTTGGCACGGAGCCAGCAGGTTTGCCGGTGGCTTGACCTTTAGCACTTCCGTTCGCGCCACCGGGGGCGCAGGAGTTGTCGAGCACGCAGCCACCAGCAGGTAGAACGGTAGCCAGTAGAGCGCGGAAGGCCGCATCGTTTTTCTCCAGCAGTTCGAGTTTGAGATTAACGCGGGCGTCCCTTTCCGCCAGGCTGTTCAAGTCTTTCGACAGCGATTGCAGCACCAGCGTATCGGATTCGCGAACGTTCTTCAGCGTTTCGATTGCGGTGGCTTGCGCCGTGTTAGCCTCGATCAGTTCTTTTTGCTTGGTGCGTTCGGTTTCGACTACCAGTTCCAGCTGTTGCGTGCGAATCCAAGACGCGACACCGAAACCGCCCATCACCAAAAACAGGACGATCAGAAAATACCCGATGTATCGCTTAATCGGATTCATTCTTACTGACTCCTAGTTTTTTGAAGACCACCTTTTCCAAAACGTGAATGGTGGCAGTGGCCCCCAGCCATCCGAACACGCCGACGATAACGCCGGTCCATTGCAGCCCCAAGTTCAGGGCATCGCACATCAGAAACACCAGAATGCCGACGAACGCGGCCGCCGATCCCTCGATCAGCGCACGCCAGGGATTCGGCCGCCGTTCGCTTTGCACTTCCCTGTAGATGTAGCCAATCATGCCGCCGATGCCGGAAAGTCCGGTGAAAGCGATGGCTTCCACCCATTTCCTGACTTCGGGATCGTTCCACTGCATAGGATCACCCCCGGGTTAAGTTGGCGCGAGGATAGCACGCTCCGGGGTCAGCCCCTTCTGCCACTTGGCGTAGACCTTCTGGGCGGCTTCGGCCTTGGTGATCTTGCCGTCGTTGTTGACATCCAGCCCGGCATTCTGTCGATACGCCGTGGTGCCACCCGAGAACAGCACCGAATCTTCCGGTTGACCGACGTACTTCGGCAGCAGGATCGCCATGTACATGTCGGACAGGGTATGCACTCGGTTGCGGTACGGTCGGAAGTATTTTTCAACGTAGTCCAGCTGTTGAACGGCGGTCATCGCCGCCAGGGCAGCGGTCGTCGTTCCCAGATCGCGGGCGGTGGCTGGCATGAACTGGATCAGACCGGTAGCACCAGAACCGGCAGCGTTCTTGATCGATGGGGAGAATGTCTCACCGCTTTCCCAAGCGATGCACCCCATCAGCCAACTGACATGATCAAAATCCCAGTTGAAATTTCCAGCCATCTGGTACATGCGGGACATGAAATTTTGGGGAACTACACGCCCCCACGAAATTTTGCCAAAGCCAAGCGGTGCGGGACATTGTTCGATCATCGTAGTTCTCCGGTTACGGGTTTGGGTTACAGGCGGAAAAGTCTGGGCCAGCAGTACAGCAAAAATAAAAAATTTAAAAACGCTCAGTCAAAAAGGGGTGTAACCTGTAACCTGTAACCTTTTTTAATAAATAATAAATAAAAAAATAAAGGGAATCAACAACTTAGCCCTTCTGGTCAAGGGTTACAGGTTGGGTTACAGGTTGGCCCTACCCGGTTGCAGGATGGCGTGTACTGTCCAAAATTTGGCGTACACGCTCCAAATCTTGAACAACGCTGGATTTCGCCCACACACGATGGGCCTGACCGTTCCACTTGATGACTTTTTCCATCTTTTCGTAGCCCAGACGGGCAAGCATCGCATTCCATGCCGATGATTTCGGAATTTCAGCGCCAGTCGTCAGCGCTCGATTACGCAAAGTTGCGCTGAGAACTGAAGAACAGAACGCGTCACGGTGGATGCCCACGCCACCATCTTCCAAAATTTGATCCAAAATTTCTTCGGCACTATCACGACTGGTCGCTGACATACGTGATTTTTCTGGCGTATGTGGCGCCCGTCCGTTGGGATTGAATTGCGACAGATCGATAGCGCACAGCCACTGACGCCACTGCCCGGGGTTGGCCCGGCAGCTTTCGGCGATGCCGCCAAAGTACACGGGAAGTTCGTCAGGCGACGACAATCCCCTATCGCGCACAGCGTCCCAGATGTCGCTGTTCGGACTGATCACAACCATCCAACGCCGATCACCAACATCCAGCGGTAGCGCATCATTGAAGTTGGTCAGCGCCAGGTGATTGGTCACGTTCGGCAACTGGCCGTCAGTCTTGCCCTTGAAATTGAGATTGATGTAGTCCGACTCTACGAACATCTTCATGCGTTCAAGCAGTTCGTATCGCATGGCACCATGCAGGCGAATTTCTTCGATGATGTTGACGCAGTATCCGGTTGCCCAGTCGGTGAAGCCGCCTGCGTTTTTCATAACGCTAGTATCGGTGATGCGGATGTTCGCCATCCCCATCGCAGCACGCAGCACGGCACCTATGATCGACTTACCGTCGCCCTGCACACCCTTGATCAGCGGTGACCAACGAATCTTCTTCCCCGGGAACTGCACATTGAACGCCAACCACTGAATGACGTGGTTGTACACATCCTGGCGGCGGTTGCACAGCAGGAACAGGTGTTCGTTGAACCGCGAAATCATCCGCACCGTTTCATCGGTGTACGCTTCGAACTCCGGCAACGATGTGCGGCGGAAGGTGTTCACGTAGGTCTTACCTGCCCAGTCGAAATACTGGGGTTGCAGGGGATGGTACATGCGATCATCAACGATCATCACGTTCCATCGCTGGAAGGCCCATTCGCTGGGAACTTCGCGCTTGCTGCTGTTCGGTTTCATCGGCATCAGCTTGGCCCACTCGCCATTGAATGCCATCACCGAACCTTCGCTGGTCGTCTCGCAGTTGTAGAACGTCTCGGTCTTCTTGATGAAACAATGCTGCTGCATCCACAGCGGCGCTTCACCGACATGTGCCGACTGTACCGGGGGAGAAAGCAGGGTACGCAGCTGACCGATCGGCATCTTTGCATCGAAGAAATCCAGCTTCTTATTCACTGCCTGCGCGATGCGTTCAACGAACACACGGCTCACGCCTGCGGATTGAACCTTGGGGATGATGTCGTTGAAGATCGCTTCATACGTTCCGCACGCTGCGATGTCGTTCAACAACAGCCCAACCTTTTCGGTCATTTCTGGACTGATGACAGTGACCGCAGTATCAGCACCACCGCCCGATCCATAGCTGTCGGTGATGATCTGCATCCCGCCGATGGCCTGCCCGATCACTTCCGCCAGGGGATTCTGTTGCGGCTCGACATACACGCGCTCGCAGCTGGCACAGGCGTTGTTGATCGTCAGTTGACGCAGGTACGTGCGGTGCACATCCCATTTCTCGCGGTACATACCGCTACGGCGCATCAGCCGTTCGATACGATCACCATCACAGCCGGTCCAGAACGCAAGATGTGCGGCCAGTGCCATATCGTTGTCGTTGGTATGCTCGGCATCACCGGCCCACAACTGCGGCAGGGATGCACGGCCACCGAACGCAGCACCGGCACCCATACGCGCACCAAGGAACCGCGCGATCAGTTCGTCATCGTCTTCCGGGCCACGCCACTCGGGACGACGTTCGCTGGAACCTTCCTTTTTCTCGCTATAGGGGAAGAACTCATGGATCAGCGAAGTGGTGTCATGCACGCTGTCGGCGCAACCTGTGGCCTGAGCCAGTGCGAAACCGAACGCGATGCCGCGACCTTCGTTGTAGAATTCCAACTTCAGCGGCGCCAGATACTGCGCGGTCTGCTTGGGCGGTTTCGTGCGATGCGGGGCCACGGGGCCACTACCGATAACGTGCAGGCCACGCCAGGACGAAGAGTATTCGACCATCGCGCCGGGGAAACGCTGCACCAACTCGGTGGCCTTCGGCAGCATCACACCGTTCTGCACGGCGTCATCCAGATCGAAGAACCACAGACCACATTCGGCAGTCAGGAAGAATCCGAGCGTGTACGTCAGATGGCCCGGCGTGGGATTTCTGACGGGCGGGTGCTTCGTCCACAACTCTTGCAATGCGTTCACCGCAGCGCTGTAGGTGTTCCAGTTCTCCGGGTCAGCATGATCGAGATTGGCTTTCTCGCCGTTGCGCTTGAACCGGTCATCGCGCAGCGCGCAGGGTTTCTTCAGGTACTTCTGTTCTTCGGCATCCCATGTCATGCGCCAAATGAACCATTGCGGGATCGCCGCCATCTTGCCCAGTACACTCATGTCTATCCCCAATTCCTAGCGAATGCTTCAGCGATACCCAGATAGGTTTCGCTACGTTCTTTCCAGCGCCCCTTCCGTTCTGGGATGTTGTTCTGTCCGTCGTCGTTCTGATTGGCCCAGCGTTCGACCCACTTCCCGTTCCACAAAACCTGGCGGCCGGGTACGCGCAACGCGGAGTCGATCACAAGTTTCGGCAGGTTGTGCAACCACAACCCGGTGTTCTTCGATGCGTCATCACCGAACTGATACGGCTGGATGTACTGATCGGCCGGCCGAATCTGCGTACCGATGCAGCCGCGCGGGTTCTCCAATGCCCAGCGTTCAACGGGGCATTGCATCAACCATCGAACGAACGTCAGGGCGTCTTCAGTCTTCTTTGCACGCTCAGGGTTGCGCAGGTTCCAATGCAAGCCGCTGCTGGTCAGATACGTGCAGTCAGGATGCGCAACCATCAGGTCGAAGAAGTGCGGCCGGAACGAATGAAAGACGTGGCGCACGTCGCACTGAAGATGTGCACTGTCACCGTCGTCGGCCGGGAGCAAGTCACACGACCAGACGTTATGCCCACGCCTGCGGAAAGCCATGCGCGAACGTCCAGACGTTTCACCCATGATCAACACGTTCATCGCCGCACCACGCCGCCATGCTTCTTCCGGGTGGTGCTTTCGCTGTATGCGGCGCGCACAGACTTTGGTGGACGTTCACCGAACGCGTAGCGGTTACGCATCGTCGCATCGATATGCTTAAACACCTTGGTATCGCCCAGCTTTTCCGGTTCGTTCCCGGCCGCGATCCATTCTTCCACGGTCATCGGTTTCACATCAGACATCTTGCATTCTCGTTTGCAGCCGTCGCAGACATAGTGATAAGCGACGACGATGGTTGATCCTGGCGCAGCGTTACCGGCCGCTGCGATTGCGTTGACTTCGGCGTGTGCGCTGATGCCGCAGATTGAGTGACACTTTTCGTAGCCTTCGCCCGGCGCACGCGGGCATGTGATCTGCGGTGACGCGCACCAGTTGGTTCCTTCGAACAGCTGACCATCAGGCGTAACCAGAACGGCGTGCACTTCGGCTTTCGCGCACGTCATACTTCGACCCCGCGCCAGCCCATGAACGTGTCCATCTGGATCGCGCGGCCGTCCGCCAGGGTGAACTGCAACCCGTCCCACCACAGGGTCAACACGGTGGGTTCGATGCAACTGAAGCGGCAGTGATACCACCCGCGAACTACCGGCCGGGTGTAGTAGACTTTCCATGCCGAGTACCGCAAAGCGCCACGGGTGTCAATGGGGCGTACTGGTCGCCCTATGCGCTCGCCTTCACAGTAGTTGGTGCCGCACGCCCGGCATTCGTCACGGGTCGTCAGCCCTTCGCGTTTGCGGGCTGCGGCGTAGTAGCTGTACGGGATTGTGGCCCCGCACTCTTCGCATTCTTTCATGGGAACCCTTAACAGTGAGGCCGCACTAGGCGGCCTACTGTATCACTTTGGCAGTGGTGGCAAAGGAAGCGGCGGCAGCTGCACCTTGGGCAACGGCGGAAGCGGCAGCGCGGGCATCGGCAACGGCGGTGGCGGCAACGGGGGCAGGCTGGGTTTCAGCGAATGCCCCCGCAGGTAATCACCGACACGGCGGATCAACTTCGAATCCACCGTGCCGCCGAAGCTGCCGTACTTGATCAGGCAGATGACGCCGTATGCCTGTTCTTCGTAACGGTCAGCGAAGGCCATTACTGGCCCAGCCCTTCGATCACCGCGCGGGTGGTGGCGATGCGGGTGTTGCATTCGATGACATCTTCGCGGTGACGCTCGGCAGCAGCCAGTGCTTCACGACGTTCTTCGATCAGTTCTTCTTTACGTTCCTGCGCCGTTTCGATGACCCGTTCCAGATAGGCGCGGTACTCGGCCTTGGTGAACATGGACAGGCGAACGGCTTCGTTGCGAAGCAGCCCGGACATGTGTTCGGTACTGTGCAGAACGTGGGTCTGCCGATCCGAACGATACCAGCGTTCGCCCGGCACCTTGCGTTCCCACGTCTCGCCGCCCTGGCGGACGATCTTGCGCACCGCATCCAGCATCTGTACGTCCGGCCCGGTAACCATCAGCATGGCTTCGACAACGCCATCAGCGCCGATGCACATACCGGTGATCTGGCCGTTGCTGAGGTTCAGTGCGTACAGCGCGGATTCGCCATAAGCGATGGTGCTGTTGACCTGTTCCGCACCCGGGTGCGCGGCGGACGCCTTGACGACGCAGGTTTCGGCAACACCGGAAATTTTGCCGCCAGCGGTACGCGTTTCAGCGTTTGCGACGGCATCGGCGAACGCCTTGGCGATACGATCTTCGATTTCAGGAAGGATGCTATCCACGTCGATGTTGATGTTGATGGTTTCGGTCTTCGGTGCCGATACCAGCGCGTAGACGTTGATCACACGCCAGCCGTTGCCCAGCAGCTGGTGCAGCGATTCCTGATCGATCTTGTCCTTGCGGTCTTCGCCTTCGCGCTGAAGGGTCAGCATGGTGTCATCGACGCGCTGCACGATCACGGCGGTGTTGGTGTTCGGCGGCAGGATGCGGAAGTGACGGAAGTTGCTGATGTTCATGCTGCGGTTTCCTTGTCCAGTTGGGTGGTGTCACGATTCTGAAGAGTAATCAGTTTCTTCGTCCACGCGCTGTACTCTTCTTTCAGGTCGTGGAGACGTTGGATGTTCTCGGCGTGCTTCCAGCACTCGGGAACGGTATACGGGTCGAACTTCTTGGCCTGATAGTGATCCATCAGGTGCGTGATCGCTGCGATTTCACCTTTGCACTGCGCGATCTTGTGCGCCAGGTCGTCACGGCAGTCGTGCCGCCGCAGAAGTTTGTTGATCCACTTACGCACGGTTGCGCTCCCTTTTGATTATTTCACGGATTCTGTTGATGCGGCTTTGCGCGTCGAACACCAGTGAGTTATCGGCTGCGCGTTCGATTTCATCCAGCAGTGCCAGATACATTTCGCGCACCTTCTGCACATACACGCTGCCGTCTGCCAGTTCTTCGGCCACCATGTCGATCATGCCGCCGATGGTATAGCCGTTCTGATCTTCCAGCGTGCTGTTGTACTTGGCGATACCCTTCGCACGCTGGGCGCGGGCCACGTCAGTTGCAGCGCGGATCAGTCGGCCTTCTGGGTCACGCACGCTGGCCGACAGCGGGCTTGCGATGTACTCGACCGCCAACCGGCCATCGCCGAAACAATAGTTGCAGCCAACGGTGATGACACTGTTGTCCATCGGGTCAACACCCTGCACTTTTCCTGCGCCGTTGCACACTCCGCACTCTTCGTATCGGATGGCCATATCAGCGCTTCCCACGCACGGCTAGTTCGTCTTCGCGCACCCACTGCCCGTTCTGCTGGACGTAGCACTGGGCACCGACGTACTTCGTTTCACGGTTGGTTTCGCGACTAAGGTTGTCGCACTGCCAGCGCTCGGTGCCGAACTGCAGTCCGCACATGGCGACTACCAGCAGGATGCTGATTGCGAGCATGGTCAGAAAGGGGTGACGTTCAAGGAAGTCCATGATGTGTTCCTGGCGGGTTGATGGGTATCACTTTAAGTTCAGTGAAACCCCTTGTCAACATAAAAAAGCCCCGGACTAGCCGGGGCAATGGGCGCAACGTTCGATGGCGTCACAGCTTCGGGAGTGCGGGCAGTTCCGGCAGCGGCGGGGTCTTGGTCTGGAAGCGCTTGTTGGTCGGGGCTTTCTTGACGACCTTGCGCGACGGGGCGCCCTTCTTCGGGTCAGCGGGCTTCGCGGGCGATGCGACGCGCTTCGTGGTCGAGGCAGGCTTTGTACCACCGGCAGCGGGGCGGGCGGCCTTCTTCGGTGCCGACTTTTTTGCAGCGGTAGCCTTCTTCGCTGCAATCAGCTTCTTCGCACGCGGTTTGGCTGCGGCAGTGCCGGTGGCCTTGCGTGCGCGCAGTTCAGCGCCCTTGCGCTCGATGGTGGCACCGGCTGGTTCGCTCAGGCCGAGCTTCTTCATGGTCTTCTTGATACCGGCCTGCAGTTCAGCCTTGCCGCCGACGTGCTTGCCCACCAGCGGGTCGCTGACGTTGTGCTTTTCGGCGATGGCGCGACGGGTGACGTTCACGATGCCGATCTTTGCCGCCAGGGTGGCGCCGGTCTTGAAGAACTCTTCGGCGCGGGACGGAACTGCTTTCTTGGTAGCCATTACGGTTTCACTCCACTGATGTTGAAAAGATGATGGGGTTCTGATGCGAAGATAGCAGCACCGCCTTTGCTGACCACGAAGTTCGCGAAGTTCAACTGCGCCTGTTCGTGAGCATCACCGCTGTACTGCCATCCTTTTTCTTTGCACTCCACCGATACGAACTGTCCGATCTTGGTTCCGACGTGACGTTGTTCAACGGTGAAGGTGTGGATGCCGATCAAATCACCTGACTTGACCTTTTCGTTCTGCTGCGGGCTTTCGTTACACAGACCGTATCGAACTGGCACCCCGCGCTTGTCCATTAGAGCGCCGACGTTGTTGCGTGTCAACCAAATATCGTGAAACGGTGCCTGCATCCGTATCAGCGACTGTTGATATGCCTCGCTACCGTGCTTGCTGTTGGTATCGATGGGCGGGGCCGTGAAACCCACGCCCATCAAGGTTTTCAGTTCTTCCACGGCCGCCAGGGACACCCCATGTTTGACAGCCCACTGGATCAGGAACGCGGTCATTTCTGGCGCCTTGAATACTCGATGTCTTCGATGATGTCACGCGCCAGCACCTTGCCCTTGTACACCGCAATCAGTTCGTTCGGGTCGGCGTGTTTCTCTTTACCTTGGGTGCGGTGGTAGAACTTTTTCCCGAGTGGGTCATAAAACAGTGACACCTTTCGGCTAGCTGCCAACGCTTTCAGCTGGCGCGCATATGCACACGCCTGTTCGGCATTCTTGATCTTCTTTCCGCTGGCGTTATCCACGACGCTTCCCCTTTCGCTTGGCGGCTGGATACTTGCTGTCGGGTTCCGGTTCTTCGAACTGGAACTCCGGGCCTGTGGTGCGCGGTGCGGGTTGTTCCTGAAGTCGCTTCAGCTGCGCCAGGATTTGTTCGCCGTCCGCGTCGCGGTGACCAAACACGAACTGCGACAGGTCGCCGATGTGCACGTTGGTCAGGCGCTGATGCTCGGCCAAACGCTGATAGCTGATCGCGATGGCACCCAGCTTGTGATCGCGCAGGATTTCTACATGCCGTTTCTGTTGGTAGTTCACAGGTCAATGCTCCATGCAATCACGTTGTCTTTGTCGCCGATGATGCTCAGGGGAATACCCAGCAGCTTCTGTTCGTTGGGGCCGGTCTGAATCAGGTATGGCACAAGGCTGCTGCACACCACCAGATTCATCGACAGGCTGACCCCGGTTGGCAGCACGTCGCGCGCTTTCATCGCGTATAGCTGCCCATTGATGATGTTCATTACGTTAGCCATTGGACACCACCAGCACATAAAGATTGTCGCCGACGTTACCTGTCCCGTACCAATTGGCCTTGGGGGTCGGCACCCACTTTTCCCCGTCGTAGGTTCCCTTTTCGTCAAGTACGATCTGCCCGGCAACATACAGATGTTCCATCGGCTGACCAGCGGTTTCGATCAACAAATCCATTGCCGCCAGCGTGATTTCAACGGTTTCTTTATCCGGCGCTGCCGAACTGATCACCATGATGATCCCCTTTGCCACGCGCAGTTCGTCGGGGTTGGCTTCGGGCGGCACGCCCAGCATGTTGCAGATGGTGTCACGGTAACGCTTTTCCTGCGGGGTCATTGGGGTTTCTCCGAGTTGTGGTTTCACTGTAGCGTGGTGGAAGCCATGTGGTCAAGAATGCGCAGCCGCAGGGCTTCCGCTTCTGGGCCGGGCAAGGTCTGGGCAGTCAGCATGTCCACGTTGTAGCGGTAGTAGAACTCGCGCATCGCCTTCTGGGGGTTCTCCGACTGCATGATGAAACGCAGCAGCCCCGCCAGGTTCTGGTGAATCTCTTTCCGTTCGCGGTGGTTCTTTTTGATCGAATTGGCAACGATGCCACTTCCGTACACCACAGGTTCGGTGTGGATTTCCTCGATCTTTTCGAACATGGCCGCCAGCATTTCCGGCGTGTAGAGCGTAATGTCGCCGTCCACTTCCTGCGGTCCCTTCGGTGCTACAGGTGGCGGTGGCACAGTGCCACACCACGGACAGCACGGCTCGGTGCGCATGTATGGTTGCAGGCACAAGTCGTTGGTGCACACGCGCAGCGGGATCGCATCGCTGGCCCGGCTGCGACGATCAACATCATCCAGTGTCCATGCGCGCGGCATGTCAGGCGGACCACCGAAGTGCAGCAGGTTACCAACATGGTCGTGGATGTACGCGATGGGTTTTTCCGATTCGCTGATGAACTTTTTGCGTTGCCATTCGGGGTAGTCGTCCCACGTCTGTGCAAGCAGATCACTGATCATCAGACGAAGCGCACGCCCGAACTGCTGCGAGTACAGGGAGAACGATGCGGTCGGCCTGGCGAACATCACCACTTCGATGGCAGGAAGATCGAAGCCTTCGCCGAACAGATCGACGTTCACCAGTACCTTCAGTTCTCGCCGCGCAAACGCCTTCAGCAACTTGTCGCGGGCGATACCATCTGTGCTGTCGTCAGCGCTGATGTACGCTGCTGCGAAACCCCGGCGATTGAATTCGTCGGTGATCTTCTTTGCATGTTCAACGTCCACCGCGAAGACGATACCCAGCATGTTCGGCGTGTGCCGTGCGTAGGTATCCACTACGTCGCCAACGATCTTGTTGCTGCGTTTCACTGCGGCGCGTAGCTGATCGACGTTGTAGTCACCAGTCGCCGAAGAAATCTGCACGTCAGCCAGATCAAGATCGGACGGCAGCGGTGCACGAATGCGATATGGCGTCAGGTATCCCCATTCGATCAGCTGACGCATGGATGGACCGACAACCATCGCATCGACCAGACCCGACGCATGGCGACCCAGACCCTTACCGTCAGCGCGGCATGGTGTTGCAGTCGGCAGCATCCAGTACGCGTTCGGGAACAACTGCACACCACGCCCCCACTTGTTTTCAGCGAGAACGTGATGCCCTTCGTCCATGAAACCCATCGTGATCAGGTGTGACCAGTTGCTGATGTCACGACGCAGCAACGTATCGATACCGGCAACGTGCCACTTCGCCCGGGGGTTATAGAACATCTTCCCCTTGAACCGGTCCATGTGTTCTTCAGTGATCACCTTGACGACGTTTTTCGGCGCCATGATGTTGTGTTGCAGCCCCTCTTTCGCCAGGGCGACGCTGATCTGCCCGACCAGTTCGCTGCGGTGTGCGCACGCCAAGCCGTGGCCCGGGTTGTACTTCGCGCTGTCACCCATGATCACCGTTTTACCGGCACCGGTCGGACAGACCGGCATCACGACGCGGTGGCCTTGCCCCCATGCGTCAAATACGCCGCGCTGCACATCGCGCTGGAATCCGCGTAGGTTTGCCATTGGTCAGTCGCGTTCTTTCTGGTAGTGGGACTGCGCACCGCACTTGCGGCACTGCTGGATACCGCTGCACATGCTGGGTTCGTATCGATTCACCGAGCGGCTGAGTTCTTCCCAGTCGTGATTGCAGGTATCGGGTTCGATGTAATGCTGCCGGATTTCTTCTTCGCGGTCGTTCACCGAGTCGAATGGTTGACTGTCCATTCCCATGATCGGATCGATGTACCAATGCTGTCCGTTCTTCGACACGCGCTTGATGCGCTCGCCAACTCCGATGCGACGATTCATAGCCATCATCCCCTCAGTGCGTTGATGTGTTTGGTCATTTTGACGGCGCTTTCTTTGCCGCCATGCTTGTCCGGGTGACACAGTTGCAACAGGGTACGCAACTGTTCCGGGGTGAACTGAGCGTTGCGCCCAGCTGATGCTGCCGACTGCCTTGCGGCGGCAACTTCCATCTTCGCGGTATGCAATTCGGTCGTCACGCGGGACAACTCGCGCAAACCATCTTGGGCTGCTTCCATCAATTCGTTGAAGGCCCGTGTCTTACCATCGATGATTTCTTGGCTGCGTGCGAGTTCATCACTAAGAGTCGCAAGTTCTGCGACAGCGGCGCGGTACTTCTTCAGCGTCACAAAAAACATCAGGGTGTTCCTGTCTTGGTTGGGGGTTTCACTGTACCACGAAAAAGTTGTTGCAATCGGTGAAACCCCCTGCTAGGCTTCTTCCATCGCCCCGGAGTGGGGCGGTATCCAACCACAACCTATAGGTGTCGCAATGTCCGTTTCTTCGAAAGCCCCCATCGCAATCGGCATTTCACTGGCCGCCAATGCCAGCCCGGCCGAAGTCAACGAAGCCATCGATCTGATCCGCCGCGTCTTCAACGTCGAATCCGCACCGGGCGTCACCCCGGCCGCCGCAGCAGCGGTCGCCCAGAATACCACCCCGGCCGTCGCAACCGGCGGTGTCGAACTCGACACCAATGGCCTGCCCTACGATGACCGTATCCATTCCGGTTCGCGCAGCAAGACCGACAAGGGTGTGTGGACGAAGAAGCGCGGCGTGAGCGAAGCCGACTTCAACCGCATCAGCACCGAACTGCGCGCCGCCGTCGCCGCCACCGGCACCAGTCAGCCGGCCGTTGCTCCGACCCTGCCCGCCGCTGGTGGTGTTCCGTCGCTTCCGGCCCTGCCGGGTCAGGCTGGGCCGGTCGTCCCGGCGCTGCCGAGCCTCGCACCGACGCCGTACCAGAACTTCGTCGCGTTCATCGCCACGCAGCTGCAGTCGCCGCAGAACCCGACCGGCCGCATCAACTCCGACTGGGTTGATGCCGTGATCGCACAGCATGGTGTCCCGGGTGGCATCGCCAACCTGGCGGCGCGCGAAGACCTGATCCCGGGCATCGAAACCGCCATCAAGGGCGCGCTGGGTATCGCCTGATGCAACTGCGCGCCCAGTTCCTTCGCCCTAGTGGCGCTGCGGCATGGGTGCGTTGCGCGCTGTACGTCGCCATGTGTGCGGCGCACAGCGCGGAATCGGACGAACAGGACAATGAAGTACGCGAAGATGGCACGGCGTGTCATTGGCTCGCATCTGAATTGTTCGAAGGCCGGTTCCACGCGGTAGGTTCGCTATCACCCAACAATCGTTACATCACGCAGGAAATGTTTGACGCCTGCGATCTGTATTTCGATGTAATGAAGGAATGGCCCGACGTAGAACACTACGCCGAAATTTCGATGGACTGCGGGATCGTTTACCCCGGCATCACCGGAACACCGGACATGTGGGCGTATCGGCCGGGCCATCTGAGGGTGATGGATTTGAAGTATGGATTTGGTTTTGTCGAAGTGTTCCACAACCTACAATTGACCATCTACGCCATCGCCATCGCCCAGAAACTCCGACTCCCGGCAGATACCAAGGTTGAACTGATCATCGTTCAGCCCCGGGCGTGGAGTGCTGAAGGCGATGTGCGTCGTTGGTTCACCACCGTTGGTTTCCTGTGCGAAGTTCTGGTGGAGTTGCAAGCCGCCGCACGCCGCGCGATGGAACCGAATCCGGTGGGCAATGTCGGATCGTGGTGCATCGACTGCCCGGGGCGTCTGGATTGTGAAACCTTCCTGCGCACCACCGGCAACCTGATCGACTTCGGCCACTCGACCCATCGCGTCAATCCCACGCCTGAGCAAGCGGCGTCAGAACTGAAGTACGTTGAATCCGCCCTGGCGCTGCTGGAAGCGCGAAAGGAGGCACTGCACACGGTGGTCGAACATCACCACCGCAATGGTGGCACCACTCGCCATTACCGCATGGCACCAACGTCTGGGCGCGAAAGCTGGAAGCCCGGTCAGGAACTGGCGGTGATCGAAATGGCGCGACAGTTCTTCAACGTCAACATCGCAAAACCCATCACGCCGAAACAGGCGCGGCTGAAAATCCCGTCGCGCATCGTTGACGCGTTCGCAGACAAACCCAAGACGGCAATGAAGCTGGTGCCAATCGGCCCACACGACGTTGCCAAAGCGTTTTCCCCGAAGGAGTGACAACCATGAAAGTGCAAGCCCGTACCCCCGTTGGACGCATCGTGCAGGGCGGCGTCGAACTGCAGCCCAAGACCGATGACGACAACAAGCCGGTTCTCGACAGCAGCGGCAATCAGGTGCATGAGTGTTTCATCGCACTGGCGATTCCGAAGAACGATCCCGAGTTCCCGACGTTCTACCAGCAGATGCACGCAGTTGCGCAGGGCAACTTCCCGGCCAAGTTCGATCCCGCCACCGGCCAGCTGCGCCAGGGCGTGCGCTTCGCTATGAAGTTGCAGGACGGCGACGGCTACGATGGCAACGGCAAGGCGGTTTCCGACAAGGAAGGTTTCGCCGGTCACTGGATCATCAAGATGGCGACGCGCTTCGCCCCGCGCTGCTACCCGGCTGGCCGCTATGACCCGGCCAGCGAAATGCAGAACCCCGGCACCGTGATCAAGCGTGGTCACTACATCCGTTGCAGCGTGGTGATCGACGGCAACGGTGTGGAAGACAACAACACCAAGGCCGTGCAGGGTCTTTTCATTTCGCCCAACCTGATCGAGTACGTGGGTATCGGCGAAGAAATCACCAGCGGCCCGTCCGCCGCCGATGTGTTCGGTACTGCCCCGGCCGCGCAGCTTCCCCCGGGCGCTCGCCCGGTCGGCAACATCGCCACCGTGGGTAATCCTGGCGGCCTGCCGAATCAGCTGCCCCCGGCAACCGGTGGCCCGGCCCTGCCGAACCTGCCACCCGTGGGTGGTGCTGCGGCACCGGCCCAGACCCCGGCCCTGCCGAACCTGCCGCCCGCGCAGACGCCCGCACTGCCCCCGGTTGGCGCACCGGCACTGCCCCCGGTTGGCGCACCGGCACTGCCGCCGCTGACGGCTCCCGCACCGGCTGCGCCGCAGTACGGCCCGGGTCCGAACCTGCCCCCGGGCATGACGGTGGACATGGCACTGGCCCAGCCGGGCTACACGCCCGACCTGCTGATGCAGCACCAGTACATCGTGCGCCTGTAATCCAACCTGCGGGGCGTTCTTCGGAGCGCCCCGTTTCACCGAGGGTATGACGTGGAAGAAGAGAACCGGCCGCCATCGCGCGGCTTTCGTATTGCGGCGATGATCATCGTCCGCCTTGCCAAACTGATCGGCTTCGCGATCCTGCTGTTCGCGTTGTACATGCTGGTCGATGGTTGGCGCGATGACAGCGCACGCAGGGAAACCGAACGCGCCGCCAGGATGACGAAAATTCTGGGCGGTCCCGAAAATTTCATCGAATACGAAAAGGCGCAACGATGAACTACGAAATCGAATCGCTTGATCACCACACGCTGATGCACGTAACGCAGATCGTTGGTGTCACCTATGTGGGCGCCAACGACCGCATGTCGCGCAACGACGGCGTGTTGTTCCGCCTGAGTCTGCCCACTGGCGACGGCCACCGTGATGTGATCGTGTCATCCATGCGTCGGCACACGGGCGACGTGCGTGGCGCGAAGCGCGCGGTGCAGGCGGCATTCTGCAGGCTGACCGGCATGACGCAGAAGAAGCTGCGCGAAGCATCCGAAGCCTACGCTGCGGACGAACTCCGTGTGAAACGCGAATCCAACATCGATTACATCCAAGAGTTCGCAGCACACAATGGTATCAAGGTCACCATCGAGGAATGACATGGAAATCGTGAAACCCAACAACCACAACTTCAACTACATCGGTGATGCGAGTCGTGGTGTCGCCGATCTTCCGTGCCGCATTGGCGAAGACGCAGAACTGGGCCGCACCATCACATCAGCGTGGAAGCCCAGCGAAGACGAAATGCTGATGCTGATGAACGGCGGCACGGTCGAACTTATGATCGTGGGTCACGGTCAGCCCCCGGTGATGTTGTCGGTGGCACCGGCACAACCTGATCTGTTCGTTGAAGAACCGTTGCACGGTGTCATTGGCTACGCTCAGAAGTGGGCAGACGTTGCCGGGAATGAGTACCCGGATAGCTACACTTTCGACCACACGCAGGATGCGGCGAAGAACCGTATTGACGTGTGTGGTTGGGCGAAGGTTGGCGAGCCGTTCCCGGTGGCGAAGGCCATCGGTTACAAGAGCGCTGACCGCGCCCTGGCGGAACTGCAGGCGGCGGTGCGTCGTGCTGGTTTCGACATCCTGCACGCCGACAGCGAAGACGGGTTCCCGCTGACCATCGCAGCACGGGGGCAGGCATGAACCGCGACGAAAAGATCGCACACGTCCTGCGCTGCATGGCCGGTGACAAGGGTATTCCGCTTCCGTTGGCAGACCTGAAACGTGTGGTCGAGAACGCCGCAGCGGCGGTCGATGAAAAATGGCCGGACCTGAAGCCAACTACCCCACCGGGTGCAGAATGAAACGGCCCGCTGCTGGTGTTGACGTTGAATGCTTCGAAAACTGGTTCTTGATCGGTATCACTTGCGCTGTCACACGCCAGCGCTGGGACTACCACATGGTGCCGGGTACGCAGCTGGACGTTGCCAGCGTGCGGGCGTTGCTGCAGCACTTCCAGATGATCACCTTCAACGGCGGCCACTACGATGAAATGATGGTGGTGGCCGCCCTGGCGGGATGGGACAACGCGCAACTGAAGATGTTGAACGACACCATCATCAAGTCAGGGAAACCCGACTGGATGATCCGCAGCGATTTCAAGTTGTGGCGGCCGGACTACATCGATCACATTGACGTGATGTCAGTGATCCCGGGCATCCCGATCAGCCTGAAGATGAACGCTGCACGCCTGCATGTTCTGAAGATGCAGGATAGCCCCGTGTCGTTCGAAGAACCCATCCCGTTCCACATGATCGGCGAAGAAACCGAATACTGTGGTAACGACCGCGAAGTCACGATCCAGCTGTTCAATGTGCTGCAGCCACGCATTGCGCTGCGCGAAGGTCTGACTGCGCGATACGGCGTTGACCTGCGTAGCAAGTCGGATGCCCAGATCGCAGAAAAGGCAATCGAAGCCGAATGGATTCAGCGTATGCAAGCCAGCATGGATCGCTGGATGACGTACAGCGAAGAAGCACAGACCCAGTACATGGTCGCGCTCAATGACCGCCTGCGTGTCGATCCCGGCTTCCATTCCAAATCGTTCCCGCACCTGACGCAGCGCTACGAAAAGGACTGGAAGGGTCGCATCAAGGTCGTCAAGCGCATCATCCCACATGGCTACACGTTCAACTACGATCCGCCCGAGTACATCAGTTTCATCACGCCCCAGCTGCAGGACATCTTCACTCAGGTAAAGCAGCAGACGTTCTTTGTGTCCAACAAGGAACAGGCGGTGCAGCTGGGTGCCAACCCGGAAGAGAAAATTAAGACGGGCGTAGTGATGCCCGACTACCTGAAGAAGCTGGTGATCCCGATTGGTGATAGCCGGTATAAGCTGGGTATCGGTGGCCTGCATAGTCAGGAATCCAACGTCGCGCACAAGACCGTTCCTGGCGTGTGGACGATGCGCACGGCTGACGTGACCAGCTACTACCCGTCGCTGATCATCAAGCTGCGGCTGATCCCCGATGCGCTGGGTCCGCTGTTCGCTGAAATTTACGAAGACTTCTACAAAGAACGTCTGGACGCGAAGGCACGCGCCAAGCAGCTGGCGAAGATTGCCGGGCTGTCTGCGGAAGAAGAAGCGCTGCTTGCGGAACTGCTAACTACCGAAGGCGGCCTGAAGATTGTGCTTAACGGCACGTTCGGCAAGCTGTGGTCGTGCCACTCGATCTTCTTCGCACCGGAACACGGCGTGCACATCACCATGACCGGCCAGCTGTGCCTGTTGATGCTGATCGAGCGCCTGCACTTGGCGGGCATCATGGTGGTATCGGCGAACACTGACGGTATCGAAATGAAAATCCCGCACGGGCTGGAAGGCGTGTGCGACATGATCATCAAGTGGTGGGAGAACGCCACCGGCCTGAACATGGAAATGGAAGACTACCTGGCGTTGTACTCGCGCGACGTGAACAACTACATCCGCGTAAACGGCGACGGCTCGGTGAAACGCAAGGGGACGTATCGCAGCAGCGGTGTCATGGAAAACAAGACGCCGAAGTACGACATCTGCGCCGACGCGGTGGTGGAGTTCCTGAAGTCTGGGAAGCCGGTCGCCACTACGATCAGCGAATGTCGTGACATCAGGAAGTTTGTCGAAGCACGCAAGGCTGGTAACGCCGGGTACTACAGCACGCCGCAGAACCCGGTGATCGCAAAGAAGATCGAGAACGGCGACAAGTCAGAATCGGTCTACGAAAGCGGCGGTGTGTTCCTTGGTAAAGCGGTGCGCTGGTACATCGGCAACGGCCGCCAGGGCTGCTACATCGCCAATCACAAGGGTCAGCAGGTGGCCGGTACGGAAGGTTGCGTACCGTGCATGTTGTTGCCTGCAGACTTCCCCAGAGATGTGAACATTCAGTTTTACATCGACACCGCCGAATTGATGTTGGAAGAAATCGGTTTCGGCATTCCATTCTGAGGCGACAATGAAAATCATCTGGAAGTACGTTCTACCTGACAACTTCGTGGTGGACAAAAACACTGACGCAGTGATCGAAATGCCCAGCGGCTCGCGCATCGTGCACGTCGAAATACTGGAAGACGGTCGCACCGTGATCTGGGTCGAGTTCGCTGTTCCGCACGACTGGAACGGCAAGGCCAACATGCGAAAGAACTTCTTCCGGCGCACGGGTACTGGACATGGTGCGCCGGATCGTTTCCACCACTTCCATTCGTTCGTGAGCGACAGTGGCACGTTCGTGTGGCACCTGTATAGGTTCGAAGACGATGCAACTGCCTGAACTTACCGGCGACGAACACGCCCTACTGGCCGCGCTGCTGACGCGTGAAATTCTGCGGCAGCGTGAATCGGAAAAGCTCGACATGAACAAGCGAGTACCGGACTACGACGCTGCACGTTCCGCCGCCAGGTTGGCGGTGCGACTGCAGGCCATTCTGAGAAAAGTCAATGCAGCTGCCACCGCTACCCAACCTGCCGCTTCTGCCGCCACTCCCAGTTCTTCCGAAGTACGACCCGGACGCTGACGAAGGAGGTTTCACCCACGTACAGAAGAAAGGTCGCGACGACGCGCTGCTGCGTGTAGGCGACAAGCTGGCACACCTAACCCGAGCCGACTGCTACAGACTGATCGGCCAACTTGAAAGAGTCGCAAGGAGACTGTGATATGCGCAACGTAACCGTGTACGAAAACAAAGACGTGGTGATGGATGGCCAACTGGTCAAAAAGGTTCTGAGTGTCACCGCACCGACGCTGGAAGAACCCATCGCACGCATCGAACTCCACATCGACGGTGCGCTGACGTTCACCCCGGAGAAATACACGCCGCCCCCGGTGATGCCGACTGCCGCGCCGGAACCGGCGATACGTTCGACGGACGTGTGGCATCTGCATCTGGAGGGTTACATCGACTACGACACGTACAAAAAGATCATGGGGTATTACTTCCCTAACCATGCCCAGATGAAACCACGCGTAGCAGCGGCTAGCGTGCCTCCTCCGCCAGCACCCCCTACTGGTGGCAACTGGTAAAAAGAAACCCCCGGCCTTGTTCCGGGGGTTTTTCTTTGGTAAAGTGAAACCCCATGAACATCCTACTGGCCGCAATGCTGGCACTGGCCCCCAGCCCGGTTTACACCGAAACTTCGCACCCTGGCGAATCGCTGGACGCCTTTGCGGTCAGGATCGCCCCGAAGGCAGTCGAAGAGTCGCTAAAGGTTTCAGGGGAGATTTGCGGGGAGTTCCGCAAGGATGGTGATACCCATTCAGTTTCGTTCTACACCGTGGGCCACCAGACGGCGTGTTCCTACCTGCGTGAGCCGGGCCACGCGTACACCGGCATCACCTACCACACCCACATTTTCATCGGCCTGACCAACAGCGACACGCTGCGCCAGAAGCTCTACAGTCCGCGTTTCAGCACCGAAGACTACAGCCACCCCGGATACATGACCACCGGTAAGGTTACGTTGTTTCAGAGTGGCACCCCTGCATCTGTCCGCAAGGTCAGTAGTCGGTAAGATCGACAACCATGTGCTGCGCACGTGGCTGATTGTACGCCGTGGGGAAAGGTGGGCGCGTTCCCCAGATAGTGTCATAAATCTGAGCGAAACTCAGTGTCACCTGTGTACCGTTGACCTGATGCAGTGACCCGTTGCCAACCACACGCCATGTACCTGCAGGGATCGGGTCGCTTTGGCTGAAGCTATCGATGACATGCGCAACACCCAGCTTACGCCCAGCTGGGCCATTGTACTGAAGTGATCCCCCGGCCTGATTGCTGATTTCGCCAACAATACGCAGCGGCTTCCACGCGCTGCTGTAGGCAATCTCACCGTTGTACTTGAAGATTTCAAAGCCGTAGTTCAGACGCGGCAGACCAGCGTGTGGTGGCCCGAAGGCGAACCATTCCACAACCGCACCCTGCGCCGCCAGGTAAGCCCCGGCCAGACCGAACACCCAGTTGCCATTGGCATCCGTCACAGCATCACGGATAAAGATCGGTTGCGCGCAGTTCAGAACCATCAGCGGCGGATAACCGTAGTAGTTCGGGATGGTGATCGTTGCGAATGGGCCACCCGTGGTTGAAACATACGTCCACGGCGCACCAAGCATCACAGACCCCTTCCCAACCAACACGAAGTTGGAATAGTCGTTGGTGAACTGGATGTTGCCCGTTTCAGTGGCAGCAAAGAAACCTGCAGGCATGTCAATAGATTCCGTACATGATGTAACAGGCGTCACCGGCATCCCACGACAACGTGGTGCCCGATGCGAACGCCTGCGGAATTTTCCGAACGTCGCCGGAACCCTTGAACTTCTGTTGACTGATCACGATGGCGTAAGGCGTGCCCAATGAGAATTCGGGGACATTGATCGATCCTGCCGCATGGTTGTCGCCGAGCGCAAAAGCGCCCAGCGACTGAGACAGGCGGGTGGTGTAGTCCACCATTAGCCGCCCCTGATCGTCCCATACTTGGATGCCGGACGGCATTACGGCCAGCCCTGCGTCACATCGTATGCCTGACAGAACGCGATCCCGTCCAGCAAATCGATTGCTTCGTGGTGCGCACGCTCGGCGGTGAAGCAAGCCTGTACGTGGTTGCTGATCGCCAGGGCGATACCCTGCAGCTGTTCGGCCGTCAGCTGCGTCCAACCACTTTGCGCTTTGAAGTCTACCGACTCCAACCCGCCCAGCTGGATCGCCGACAGAACGCCGCTCAGGCGGTTCTGGTCGTCAAGCGTGGTGCCAACCTGCACGCCGCCAATGGTGATCCCACCAGTTTCGTGATTCCACCTGGCGGCCGTGGCGTCAGCTTTCAGCGAAGCCTTCCATTCTTCCAGCGAACGTTCCGGTTCCAAGGGCATCGGCGTGTTGTTCGCCAGCCATTCGGTCGGCCACAGGTAGTGGCCGCGCGGGATGAACTCGCCGGTTTCAACGCAACGGATGATGTCTTGATTTTTGGTAAGTTGATACATGATTAAAGCTCCGAATCTGCGGCCCACTGGAAGAACCCACCCCAGCGTCCGGCTGTGTTTGACCAAGAAACTTGATACCCGTTCATGCCAATGTTAGCCACCGCTGCAGGTGTGGTTGATCCATCATCTTGTCCGATCATACCAACCGTTGGCGTATTGGTTGAACTCCACACCGCAATCGATGGGGTGTTGCGCTTAGTGGTCTTGAACGGAACACCAACAAAAATTTGCGATCCGGTGACAGACGACATACCGATGCAGAATCTGCCGAAATAGTTAGCCGCCGATGGGAGAACGTCAATGTCAGGGCTTTTTTCGTAGTAGCGCTGACACAGGGTAAGTTCCACCGCATCACGTCTGAATTCGAACGGAGTTGCATTAGCACCAGCTTCCAGTTGCAGTTGGGTGAACCAGTACGTTCCGGATTTTTGACCGATTCCGCCAGCATCGCCCGCGCCGTCGTAATTCGCCCCGGCGTCTAGCCACAGGTTCAACCAAAGGCAGTTGTTCGCGGTGATCGTTTTTCCAACCACATGAGGGATGTCAAACGTCAACGTTACATAGTTCCACTGGTTAGCAACAACGTTGATCTTCTGCGCGTTGACCTTGACGATAGCAGACGCACCGGTTGTTCCGAAGGACTGATACAAACCAACAGAAATGGTAGTGGTTACATTGCCCCAGACCCAACCGCTAAACGTAGCTTTCCCGCCCGCCAGGGTAGACACATCTTCGATGCGCTGTACCATCAAGGCGTTGTTGTTTGCACCAGCAACGCTATTCACCGTTACCTGCATTGCATTTTTGGGACGGCTTTGCAGCGTGTTAGGAATCCCGGTTCCGCCCGTTGACATCTGTGCCGATCCGATCTGCGAACCAGTACCCGACATGAACCATCGATCAAGCCCATACCGGCCTGATGCCGCAACCGCGAAATTCGAACCGCGCTGGGCGAAACGGAAGTCACCGTTGATCAACTGATTACGGCCAATCATTCGTGCAGACAGCGCGGTATCAGCATCCGCACGCGCTGTCACTTCTGAAGTCAACGCCGTCGTGGATGCGGCACCGAGACTGGTAAGAGTCGCGGCCTTCGCCGTAGCGTCACCCTTCATAACGATTTCGTTGACAAAGGTACGCTTCCACGGGAATGCGTCCGTACCCAAGTCCATCACATTGGCTTGCAGCGGATAGAAATGGTTGTCCATCCGCCAACCGCCAGCACCTGCCAACGCACCCTTTGCGACACCTACGCGCATCAGTACATGACCGGCGCCGAACTGGATGTCATGGCGATACTGATTGTTGATGTCGGCAGGATCGCCATTGCGCCCAACAATACCCGGATTACCGCCAGGGGTTTGTATCTCTACAAGGCCAACGGTGCCCGTGCGCTGGGTAAGGCTTCCGGTGAAAAGGGTCGCTCCGCTAAACGTCTTTG